CTCGGCGGACTCCTTCTCGAGCACCGCGGCATCCTCTTCGGGGTCGAATTCCTCGGCGAGGATGCCGCGGCGACGCAGCTCTTCGAGGAACGCAGGGCGACTGAGGTCCCCCTGCCGGCGCGCGTTGACGACCGCGTCCACCGCCACCTTTTCGATCTCATCCAGGCCGAAGTCGGAGTTGACCACGACCTGCCCGCCAGCGTCTGCCCCCAGCTTCAGCCACTGCGCCGTGTAGCCCAGGGCGAGCTCGACGGCGTCCTTGAAGCGGATGGCCATCTCCTGCAATGGGCTGAGCGCCTCGGCACTGTCCAACGCCCGAGCGGTGGCCGTGGGATTGCCTGGGCGCTTCTTCAGGAACTCGGCGCCGTAGGACGCCATCTGCGCCTCCAGGTCCTGGATCTCCATGCGCCCCGCCTCGATGGACTTGCCCGTGTGCTCCACGTAGTAGTACTTGCCCTGCGGATCGGGCGTGAAGAGCCACTGGTGCGGGCCCACGCGCAGCTTGCTGTCCTCGTCCACGCCACCGCTGAGGGCCAGCATGGGGAAGCGCGCGACGGTCAGCACGTTGATCTGATCGCTGGTCGACTGGAAATGGCGGATGTTGAGGTTCACCAGGTCCAGCAGCGGGGGCTTCGCGAGCATGAAGCCTTGGCGGTCGGCGTAGAACGTCACGAGCGGGATGAATGGCAGGTCGTAGAGGACGTTCTCGATCAGCACCCACTCCTCGCGGTTCCGAGTCGTCTTGCGCAGCTCGTACACCTCGATGATCCCAGGGAGGTAGCGCCGAATGCGGTGCTTGACGATTTCGGCGAACCCAAGGCGCTCCGTTTCATGCACGAGGATGCGCAGCTCGGTCAGCACCTCGCGGCCCCCCACCATGGTCGCGTGCGCGAAAATGACGCTCTCGGGTTCCACGTGCACCCAGTAGGGGCGGAGGTTCTCGGCCTGGTCGTCTGCGAGCGTGCGCGGTCGGCCTTCCTCCTGTTCCGTGTCGCGCTTGCGAGGGAAGTCGATCAGCACGTGGCTGAAGCCCTTGGATAGGCCATCGCGAAACCAGCGGCGCGCGAACACGTCCAGGTTATTGCCCTGGAGGTCGACGTCTTCGAGCAGCACCTTGATGGTCTCTGGCACGTCGTCTTCGAGCTGGATCGGCTCGCTGAAGGGCTTGCCCACCCACGTGTTGAGCGTGATCTCGGCCATGTTGAACAGCACGGCGCTGTTCAGCCGGTCGCTGTAGGAGAGGTCGGTCTCTTCCTCGTGCTGCGGGGTGAGGGCCGTGGCAGCGGCGCGCATGGCCTCCGTTCCAGCCAGCACGGTGGCCACCTTCGACCACAGCGGCGACATGGCGTCATGCGCATAGCTGGTGGTCGCTGGACTCTTGGGGTCCTTCTCTTCGCTCATTGCCAAGCCTCCGCGTGCGAGCTGAATTCTTCGTGCGTCATCACTGTCCTCATTTCCATTGACGCCTCTCAGGCTGGCGGATCTTAGCTCGAACGCGGTAGCGCACTTCATCCCCCACGTGATCTTCGGCGTCGGTGTCCACGTCGTCCGGGTCCTTCTCCGAGCGGGGGAGCACCGGGACGGTTCGTCGAAAGTGGTCGCAGCGCTCGAAGACGAACAAGCCTGGGGCCTCCCTCACGCCCCTGGCGGCGGGCAGGGCGCCCTTCAGGTAGCGTCGAATCTGCTCCCAGCCTTGCTTCCTCGAGCCAGGGCCCTTGTCCGCCGCCTCCCAGCGTACGCCCCTGCGCCCCATGTCCCCGGCCACGGACTTGTTCGGTTCGTAGTGATCGAAGATCGAGGAATCGGCAGGACCGGGCTTCACGCGCCCCTTGATGCCCCAGTCGTCCTCGCGGTCGAGGATGCCCTGGGCGATATCCTCGCTCAGCAGCCTGCAGCCCTCGTTCGTCTTCCCGTTCCAGCCGTACCACTCCGCGATGCGGTAAAGGTCCCCGCGCACGGCGCCGTACAGCCGCCCCTCCCACTGGAACGGCTCGCCGGGACTTTGGGCCCACCACCCCACGCTGAAGGGTTTGGCCTGGCCGTGGTCGTAGCTGCGGTTCAAGCGCCAGCCCGCGGGGATCTCGTGCAATGGGACGTTGGGCACCACGTGCACTTCCGCGCGCCAGAGGTCGTCCAGCATCCCACCTGCGACGATGTCCCAGTCCCCGAGGAGCCACGCCTTGGCCTCTTGAGGGTTCCTCGCCGCACCGCGCAGCCTGTCCACGTAGCCGGGGTCCGCGTGCAGGAGCACCTTGTTCTCCCACAGGTGCCCATGCACCGCCACGCGCGGCGGTTCCGCATGTCCGTCTCGATCGCGCATGTGAATGATCGCCCCGCTCATGCGCCCAGGGGGGATGGGCAGCTTGAAGCGGTCCTTCACCCAGTTGTGCCCCACGCCGTAGGGGTTCGTGGTGCTGCGCACCTTGATGGGGATGCCCTTCGAGGTACTGCGCGCGCACGCGAACATGCGCTTGTAGCCCGCCGCGTCGGGCCACGTGGTCAACTCCTCCCACCCCTGCCAGGGGTAGGCGTGCCCGTGGTAGTCCCAGTAATCGCCCTCGCGCATGAAGTGTCGGAAGAACAACCGCTCGCCCGTGGGCCACGTCCAGTAGTGCTCGGCGCGGTTGTAGGTCGCCCTGGGCCAGATGAGCGGGAACCATTTCAGCGACTTGTCAATGACGTCCTGGAGCTCGGGGTACGTGCGCCGGAACAGCACCCCGCGCCACTCCGCCTTGAACCCCTGCCCCACGTGCTGGGCGAAGTCCATGAGGAGCGCGTCCGTCTTGCCGGGACCACGAGTGCCCTCGTAGATGCACTCGAACACGGGGCACTTCAGGAAATGAGACTGGCTGCCGGGCTGGGGGGACCACACCGCGGCGGTTGCCGTCTCGCCCAGGACGTGGAAGGGCTTGAGCTCCCCCCCATCCTCGCGCCACTCAATTTGCCCGAGCTCGGATGTCACTCATCAGCTCCGCGTATGCTTCACCGGCGATGGATGCGATGTCGCTGGGGTCCCACACGTCCCTGTATTGCCTGCACTGGTGCTCGGCCAGCGCGCCAGCCGCGACCATCACCGCTTGCTTCGCCCCCGCCTCGCTGTTCTGCGCGTCCACGTCCACGAAGCTGATGAAGCCCGGCTTCACGAGCGAGTGAAGCCGCACGCGGAAGTAGATCTCCAGGTCCTTCAGGCTCGGGCCGCGCATCATCGACACCTCGACCAGCGGACCATCCAGGTTCATCTCAGCTTCCACGCTTCAGCTCCTTGGGTCGGGTGACCTCTGCAGGGATTTCAACGGGGGCGGTTCCACCCTCGAGCTCCCACGCAGCGCCGCCCGCGATGGCGGCAGCGGGGATCAGCAGCACGCCGCCCGAGACGTTGACGCTGATCTTCTCGCCGTACTCGGGGCGCCAGCGCTTCAGGGCTATGCACATGAGCGTATCGCTGTACTTGTGCACTTGGCCCACGACGTCGCCCTGCTCGTTGACCACGGGGCGCTCGTCCCAGCCCTCGACGGCGCGGCGGAGGGCTTCCTTCTCGACCGTGTCAGCGAAGTACTGCTTCGCCTCTTCGTACGCAGCGGCGAACTCGGGGTCCTGCTTCAGGTGCGAGAAAACCGTGGCGCCTGCGACCTGGATGGTCTCGGCCGAGATGTAGTGCTGGCCGATGGTCTTGTAGACTTCGAGGAATTCGGCCTTGCGCTCGGCCGTGAACGGTTGGTGGTTGCCAGGCATCACGCCCCCTGGTCGAGATCACCTCGACCTCGCTTCTGTGCGAACTTTGTGGCCAAAAGGTTCGCACTCGAGCGGCCCGGGAGCAACGAGGAGCGCCGCGGGCAAAAAGGGGTCGAGCGCCGGGGCCCTATTTCACCACGCCCAGGAAAACGGACGAGACGCAGGCGGTTCCGCGCAAGAGCCGGCGCTTGGTACCGACCAGACACCCCCATGCCCAAGGAGAAACCGATGGCGAGGGAGAAGGAGAAACCATAGGCCCTTCCTAGTATATATCTCTTTAGAGAAAAATAAGTAGAATAAGTATATATGGTATCCTCTACGGGTT